TGCCTTAATCAATTGTTCTTTCATACTATTTCCTTTTTCTCTGGGATCTGATCCCCATTCTTTGTTTGACCACTTTGCCATTTTCTTACTATCTCCTGTACCTTATTGGTCTCGGTGGAAGGATTTGAACCTACGACCCTCTGCTCCCAAAGCAGATGCGCTACCAGACTGCGCTACACCGAGTTATACTCTTTTTTCACATATCCACGTTGTGTGTATCCACTTTTCGTGATTTGGTAAAACAGGTCTTCCCCCATGATAGGTAAGCCTATTAATATTATTATCAGGATAGTTATATTTAAAATATAACAAATCCCCTTTTTGTGGTTTTACTGTTATGTTGAGTTTTGGAAAAACAGTTTCACCACCTTCTTCTACATCATTTAAATAACAGATTGCAGTTGCAAGCCTTTTGTACTCGAGACCTTCTCCTTGATCAAAGTGTGGTTTATATTGTTGTCCATCTTTATAGTTTATGATAACACTGTGTTCAAAAAAACATTTTTTTATATCAATTAATTTTGATAAAGCCCTTCTTTGTCTTTTGTTGGCTCCACATTTTTCATCACTTATGACTTTTTCACTACCCGTCCTGGCAGTTGTGGCTGTTGTTGTTCCGTCGAAATGGGTTTCTTTTGATTTACGTAAATCATCTGCAACAAATTTAATAAGTTCATCGCAATCTGAATGACTCATAAAACCCTTTATAACACTCACTAATGGTTCAGAACATAAAATTTCTTTTTTCTGACGCCGAAACATTATTACCTCTCCATTAGATATTCTACTTGATTATGTAGCAGTTGGATCTCAATCTTATTGCCATCGATATCCTCTTTATTGACGTCAATATCATGCGCACGCCGTGCAGTTGCTGCAGCGCTTACGGCAGACAGCCTGATGAAATCATTCTCATACTTTACATAAAGATCTTCTGTTGCATACTTGAGTGTATTAACCTTTTGTTCTAATACTGCGTTTTCTGTTTTGAGCGTGTTCATCTTATCAAAATGAACAATGCTACTCACCATCATTATAAATGCAAAAAATGGATCCATGTTTATTTTCCTTTTTGTTTTGGTGCACTCAGTAGGACTCGAACCTACAACCTACTGATTACAAATCAGTTGCTCTACCATTTGAGCCATGAGTGCAATAATTTGGTGCGAGCAGAGGGACTCGAACCCACACACCATAATGATAACGAATTTTAAGTCCGTTGCGTCTACCTATTCCGCCATGCTCGCTTGGTGCACCCAGTAGGACTCGAACCTACGACCAAAGCGTTATGAGCGCTCTGCTCTAACCAACTGAGCTACAGGTGCAATTTGGTGAACACGGAAGGATTCGAACCCTCGGCCTAGTGCTTAGAAGGCACTTGCTCTATCCAGCTGAGCTACGTGTCCAATTTGTTAAGTTATCGTTGAAATTCAAGACTATATATACGTCCGTTCTCACGCCATTTAATAACAGAATGGCTATATGCCTTTACTTTCACATCTTCATATGTGGTAACATCTTCACATACACGTTCATTACGATAACCAGTGATGACTGTTTTACTCTTAGGTTTAGAACCTCGGTCGGCACCAATTAATCCACCAATCACAGCACCGCCAGCAGCACCTTTATCTTTGCCAGAGATGGCCTTACCTGCCACACCACCAATAATCATACCAAGTAGTGCGCCACCAACTGCATCACCTTGCCGCTGAACTGTGCCATACACAGGAACTTCTTTATTATAACACTGAAGTGATGTAGTGGGGCGTGTATCCCAAACATTTTTATATACGTGGTTTATTGTAGCATTTACCTTTCCGGCAGCTTCTACTGAAGTTGCGGTTAAAAGTATAGCGCAAATTGTTAAGCCCTTAATCATTTTGTTTCTCCTTATAATATGTTTGATATAGATAGTCTAAGTGATGTTTTTCTGGATGATTTCTGATCCACATTCCAGTGTCTGATTCAAAATTCTTTTTAAAAAAGTTGTCCATCTTCTTGTTGCCAGTTTTCTCACCTGGGTTTATTTTTAATGAAAGAGAATCAAATTCCGCATCTGACATTATTGGATCATCTTTATATTCGTATGCATATGCTGCAACAGATAATTTAATTCTGTTACGGATTTCCTTAGAATAATCCACGTCAAATTCTAACATTATACACCCTTATCTTCAAGTTCTCTGATTCGCTCATCTGCCATACTAATAGCAACATTAATTTCTATTAATTTATTGCCATTTGCATTGACCTTGACATGCCTTAGATGCTGCAAATAAGTGCGCAGACCATGAAGTTCTTGCCACTCGACACTCGACTTACCCATTACTTATCTCCGCATGTTAGCAGCATCTTTGAATGACTGCTTGTTATCCTTACGCACAGGCATAAGATTGGATTTATGTGTAGTCACAATACCAGCAATTTCATTACCCGTGTATTTATTCTGTTCTTTACGGGTACCATTGCCAGCAACTTTGTCAGAAGTCATACGAGGTCCAGTATTATAATCTGGTATATCAAGATGGGCATTACCACCTTTACCAGTGACACCAAGTTCTTTTAACCTTTTTTCATGGTCGGCAATTGCCTTTTGCCAACCCGGTTTACGCTTTCTTTTTGATTTACCGTGGATTTGCACACCACGGATCATATGCATACTCATACTTTCTGTGTACAGAAAATAAGGTCCTCACCTTGTTCCTCTGCAACTGCCGTTAAATGAGTTTCAACTTCACCATTCTGTGGCAACTCAATATCAATAGTCTCTTGAGTGATAGAACAAAAGAATGTATTTTTAATGCGAGGAACAGATAAACCATAAACATAGATTTTTGGATTTTTGGTTTTAAAGTCCTCAGCAAGATGTTTCAAGATTTTACGGTTCGTTGCCTCACCAGCAGGATCAACAGCATATGTGCTTGCACGTACCACCCAACCCAGTGCACCACCTGCTTTACCAATCTTGACAAGTTTATTATCAACATACATGCCATAAACAATATCACCCATTGAAATTAAATCACGGCGCTCAATCCCATCGGCACGACGAAAAACAAGACGCTCATATGAACGGGATGGTTTATCATTGTTCACATTTGTTGTATGTGTCTCTGGTTCGAAATAGCCAAGGTATGTGCCCTTGGTTGAAATTTGTTCTGATACTGTATTTTTCATTATGTATCTCCCATCTCCCTTAGTGAATTTGATTGTGAATGCATTCGTAAAGAAATGAACTTTCTGAATTCAAATCCTCAAGTTCTGCCTCAGTAGCTTCTACACCATCAATCATGGCAGACTCAATATAAGCATCACAAAAATCAGGATAATCCATCATGTCGATGCCCTCCACGTAAATCTCAGTGATGTCTTTTTTCAACAGGTTCAATGTAACCATCATGCTTCAACTCCTACTGTAACCAGACCCATTTTATAAATTGGTTCACCATCTTGGATGCGAGCAAGATCAAACTGCTCATCAGCTTGCTCGGCAAGAAATTCGAAACATGCATCAATATATGCTGAATTATATCTTTCGGACAATTCCATATACATATCGGATTCAACAAAGTTCCAAAAGTCTGTAGTACCAAACCCAGGATTCAGGTTGAATTCATTACGGATTGCTTTGTTGAAAGAGCGGATGATGTCTTCGTTGATTGAAAGTTTCATATTGTGTTTCCTTTTTCTCATTTGATAATTTAATATATCACATGTAGGCACAGATGTAAACACCTAATTAACACTTTTTAAAACTTTTTTCTAAATACCCTATAAGTGTAACATTTATGTTACGGTTCTAAATATTACCTTTGTGGGATAGTAAGCATCAACATGATCACGATATTCAATTGCATCGTGTACATCATAAAACTCTTGTGATACTTTATGACTCTTAAACCACGCAGTTACCCTATATTTTTTTAGTTTTAACATTACCAGCATTGTCTGTAAAAGTGAATTGGAATAAGCCCTCTGGTAGCCTCATTGCCTTAATCATCTGATAATACATCTCACAACTCATAACAACCAAATCGTGTTTATCAGTGTGGTCATTGTATTGCCTGATATAAACCTCATTGTCGTCTATGAAGATTTGAATGTCTTCATACATACCAAGGTCATCCATAACGGTTGTTACGGTTTCATCAAATTCCATCTCGTTTGTTATCATTTGCTTTTCCAATCAGATTTTCTCTTACGTCAACAATTTTATCGGATTCGACAAGGCTAATAATGGTATTGGTCAACTCTAGTTCTCGGTTCAACCAATACATCTTATCTTGTATTTCTTCTAGCTGTTTTTGGTAATATTCCAACTCCTTTTCTTTACGAACCCTGGAGTCTATAAAGTCACTGAGTAGAATAAGCTTTTTTGTTATTCCATCTTCCATTAGATAAAGTCATCACCATATTTCTGTACATAGTATAAGTGCACCAATGGTTCTCCATTTTCTGTTAGGCGGCGGCGTAGTTCCTCTACAGAGATACCGTGCCACTTAGCTGCGTCTGTCATTAACTTATCTACCATATTGAATCTCCTTATTTATGTAATTATTATAACACAAAAACTTATATATGTAAACACTCAAGAGAAGACTTTTACACCATACTTAGCTTGCCAACGTCGAGCATAGCTTATCCAACCTTGGTAATAATTTTTTCCAATATTCATCATCAGCACCGACAGGAATTATAAATCTTATACCATCTATCTTATCAGAACGTACTGGATGAAATATACCACAATCTAGTATTTCTTTATAATCCTTTGGCTCATCAAAGTATATATGATTCAGTAATCCTTTAGAATTTGTCTTGCTTGGGAGCAACTCTGCAACCCTACGCATCTTTTCATCTATCTTATAGAATAGGTATCTTGCTTCCACTATTTTTTTGTATTCAAGAGCTGCTGCTACTCCACCCATAAATGGGTAGTGGCTGTTGCCGAATAAGAGCTTTGTCCTTACCCTATCCCAAATAAATTCTTTTGAGAATGTCATGGCAAGAGGTGCATATCCACCAGTGAGAGCTTTACCTAAAATATTAATATCAGATTGTTGACCGTATTGTGCTGTATGAGTCGAATGCCAAGAACCGAGTTTACCACAACCAGAACTTATATCATCTGTGATCAGAATAACATGGTAATTGTTACATAGTCTGCGTATATTAATCCAACAAAATTCAGATAGTGTTATGACTCCAGCATGTATTAATACAGGCTCTATAATAAAGCACCCTACACCACCAGATTTAAATTCTCGCTCTAACCGAAATAGAAGCTTCTTTTCTTCTTCAGTATCCATATTCTTTTCAATGGGTTTTAATACTTTGGTTCTAGACATTCTACCAAGAGGCAAATTCAAATCACTCATTGATCTTGCCAAATATGTGTTACCGTGATATGATGGAGACAGAGAAACGATTGTAGGCTTTACTTGATTTAAAGATTTCCAGTATTCATCGGATATGAGTATTGCTTGATCTACTGCATCAGATCCAGATACTGCCCATGTAAATCCTGCCCAATCACTTCCGCACAAAGCTTCAGATAATTCTATTTGCATATCACATGTCAGACCACGTGTAGAAGGTGTTCGTGTCCAGTTTAAAACTCCATTGTGTACAGCGAGTGCCATACGAGTATTCAGTGCTCCCATAGGAGCTGTATTACCCCAAACTAAATCCATATATTCTTTACCACTTTCAGTAGTAAAGGTCCACTTGTGCATTTTCTTTATTCGTGTATGAGCATCGTGTTTCTCAATAGAGTTACCCCAAAAGGTCATTTCTTTTCTCATTATAACTCCAGTGACTGTGGATAGTGAGACATACCCTCACGTTTATTTGCTTGGTTCTTTATTTCAAATAGGTCTCTAAACTTTTCAAAAGAGAAAAATGAATTAATATCCTCTGGAAACTGTGTACCTATTCTAAACTTGTTTATCTTAACATTTCTTCGTTTAGGTTCTATGTCCATCAGATTGCTTCGTTCTCCAGGGATCAGATCATTCAGCATTTTAAATATCTCAGAAAAATTGTATTGCATTTCTAACTGCCTTGGCTTTCTCCACGAAACAATGGTCATATATTGTGCTTTCATCATATCTTTTAATTTATCATCAGACATAGGGGTGAGTTGCTGCATCAAAGCCGTTACATCATCTAACACACCTTCAAGTAATTCTATTGCTCGGTATTTTACATACATATCTGCTTGAAGCTTATTTCCACGAAACATTATTGCCTTTGAATCTACTTCACCTGCAACATATTTGTGCATATGATCTTTAACTTCATTATAGATTTTATTACATGTAGGCATCTGAGATAGCTTATCATAAAACTCACCATAACTTACTGTATAATAATGCCGAGCAAAGTGAGACACAAATTTGCTTATATTGAGTATATGAAACCCAATCAGAAACTGAGTGAATGCTTGCATATCAGCATAGTCATCCTTAGAATATGTATTGGTTTCAGTGACAAACTCGGAGTGATATAGTGTTTTAAATGTAGAGTTCTCGTTCCTCAGCCGTGTTGTCTTGATGCCATATTTCTGAATATACTCTGGATCTGCGGCTGGAGCATTTGGCAATAGCATGAAGTCATGGACACGTAGATCATGATGAAACCCAATCTCTAGCATATAGCCAAGATTGTGCTTCCACTTCTCCACTGTATCGCCTGGGTTTCCGAGAATGGATACTCCAACAAGAGGGATATTGTTCTTGAACGCTTCGTTCAGTTCCTCTTGTAGCTTGTCTTGTCTGATATTAGAACGGTCGATGGCATCGAGTACAGCATCATCTGTATGCTGATAGGATATTTGAGCACCTGTACACATGTTAGCCTCATAAAGTAATTTATGGGCTTGGTTGCTAACTTCTTTCTTATTCTTTGCTGCCGAGAACTGGATCTCTTGTGGATAGCCAGTGCTGTTCTTAAGTTCTACCGCTCTCTCAATGTACTTGATATCATCCTTGAATATACCAAAGTTGGCATCGGCATTGAACACATAGGTAACACCTAGTTTTGAAAATGCCTCAAGGTCCTCCATAACGGTATCTTCGGTCAGTCTACGGATCTTATCTGATGTGGCAGAACCCCAATCGCAGAACGCACATTTATATGGGCAACCTCTGTTGGTTTCCCACATTGTAAATAGTGAACCATGTCGGTCTTTAATAGTTTGTGCAATATGAGTATACTCATCCCAATATAACTTATATGGAGATTGAAACTTTTTTAAAATAAGTCTTTTCGCTGATACTTTATCTACAGGGTACCTAGGATCTACAAGTAAATCATGTTCAACGGTTAGACCATTTACCTTTTGGTAAAGAATTGTAGCGAGAAGATCCTCGCCTTCCCAAGGAGTGATCCAATCACAGACTTCGTATGCTTTTGTATTTTGGTGTGGTCTGTATTGCGCCTGTGGTCCACCAGCAAGAATAAGGATATTAGGGTTTGCCGCTCTTGCTCTCTTGGCAATTTCCAGTTGTCTTTCTTCGTTCCAGACATAGAACGATAATAATAGTACATCAACATTTTTTAGGTTATGTTCTTCCAAAAGACGATTAACATCAAACCACCCTTCTATAAGAGGCGGTAACCATTTTACTTGTGTTAAATCGTGATTACTTTGATAGTCACAATACTCTCTAAACCTACCCCAAGCATAGGGTAACCAAACCTGTCTTTCTTCGGCAGCAGGGTTGGAGTATAGAACTGTTATCATTTTGTATTGATTTCTACATTCTCTGGCAAAGGGATTCTAGCTGTAGTGTGATTGTGGTGCAGAACAAACTGTTTGTCTGGAAACTCTTCAAATAACTTTACCCAAATAGGACGCCAATTATTAGCGAGGCGCACTTGGTTCATATCAGATCTATCGCTGTTCAAGTAGAAATCTGAACAACTCTTGAGATTCATATCAAAGATGGAATCAAATCCATACAAGTGAATAGTATCACCATTGATTTTTTCTGGAAGGCAAGCATACCTTACAGCCATGTGACCGCAGTTCCAATCAGTGAGTGTTGGAGCATACGATGGCTTATCTGTAAAGTAATCTCGGATCTGAGAAGCCCAACGGATGCGAAGATCTGGATTCATCTCTAGGTATTTGTGTGGTCTGAAACCTAAGATCCAATCACCAGGAATTACAATCTCTTGCATATGCATAGCATTCATAATCTTAAAATCTACAAGGCACGTTGCATATACACCTTCCACATTAAACGGTGGCAGGTTACACGTAATCTTAATACCTTTTTGATGTTTATATCTTACGGCTTGATCACCGTTACCTATGACATGTACTGTTCTAGCCATTAATCAACCTTTCAATGTGCAGTTTACCTTTTTTGCCTGTATGATGTAAAATGAGTTTTTGTTTCGGCTCCGTTTTATCAGATTTCTGTAATCGGAGCACGTTGTATTTATTAGGCAAATCTTCAATAAGAGACATCTTCATTATATCGTTGTTGCCAATCATATGATGCAAAACCTCTTGGTCTCCAGACTGTGCTGGTACAGCGCATTGGTGTTCCCATTCTCTGAGTATCTGTGGAGTTCCTTCAAACCCTACCACACCAGAGTTGTGCCATTTAATTCCACTACGCATAGACCAAGGTTTATCCTCAACCATAAGAAGTTTTTTCGGAACAATGCAATCCCATATGCCAGATATGTCTCCCAATATCTCACAGTCTGAGTCGATCCAACAAGTCATCTTTGACTGTTTACTCTGATGTAACATGGCTGCTGGTTTCTTGAACCAACCCCTAGCCACTATCTCCAGTTTTATAGCGGCGTACTGGCCAGCCATATCAGGCGTCATACCAAAATCATATACAAGAATCTTCTCTCCTTTGTTATGCTTTTTAAAGTTGTACATAAACCATGGTAGCATCCACTGAGTGTTCTGGTCAACTCCTGTTATAAATGTGCGCTCAGATAATGTCATAGGTTTCCTTATTGTATTTGTGCTTTGCCAAACACCCTTTCTCAACTTGTATTGTTGTAAAACTATCTCTTGCCTCAACGGGCCATGGATAATACTCTTGTAGGAATCTAAAATTATCTAGGTGAAGGTATACATCTGTGGGTGCTGCTTGGCTCTTTGCTTTCTTGATTAGAACCTCGGCTGCTTGCCATGATACTTGATAGGCATGTGCTCCACCAAAATATTTCTTATGCTGTAGTTCTTGTACGCCCAAGTATCTAGGGATATTAAACTTACCGTATGATGGCTTGCCAAATGTAATGCACCCTTGGTAACCATTGACTTCTGGGATTGTATCTACTATCACGGCATCGTGCTCAAAGATCAGTACATCAATCTTATCCTCTACAGCCTTCTTCCACAAGGAATAGTGTGATAAAAATGCCGCCATACAATTATCTGTACGAGAATACACCTCATCAAATGCTTGTGGGTTGATGCCATACTCTTTCATAATCTTTTCTGGATTATCTTTTGGTATAGTTGCTTTCCATTTTTCTATTTCAAGTCCATGCTTTTTGCCAGACTTGATACACCGTTCAGCCACTTGTACTGATCTCTCATTGTTAAGAATAGTAATAACGTATGCTTTTCTCATCTCACGTTCCTTGCAGTGGTTTCAAAGTCCCATCCAAACTTGTGAATGTCTATTCTGAACCAATCACGCACCTTTTGTATTTGGTCTGTACTATAGTAACACTTATAGTCCTCTTTGTAAACACCTTTGTTCGCATAAGTTTCGAGTTCTATTCCAAATAGGTTCTCATAATCTTCTGCCAAGTGCTCATATCTGAGAAGCTTAACCTCTCGTGTTAGCCAATCCCATTGTGATCCAAAATGATCATATGGGTGGTTGTAGTAAAAATGTGAGGTATGGGCATACACCTCTATACGATCAATGAACTCATCCCAAGAGATCTTGTCTCTTTGAAAATACTCCCCAACTCCATTCTCTCTTAAATGATCGGCATGCTCATATAGAGATACAAGCCTTGACCAAGGGTTTCGCACTACTGCTACCTTTGGATGTGATCTTAACTCTCTTTGTAAATATGTTGCTGGCGTATGATGTACCATTTGAGGTAGATGATCAGGCGTAAGAAACCTTCGATCCACCATTTGGTTATTTACATGTACAACATTATGAGAGTTTTCACGGATACTTGTACCACCGTTTTTAGGTATGTGGATCAGTATGTGTCTATTTGGATGTATGCGAATCAATTTTCTGTACCTTTGTATACCAAGGGTAAACTTGTTGAAGTTTCCCTGGCATCAGTTGTTTACACATAATAGCATCATTAGGCCAAATGCCATGTTCAGCAGTGAGTTCAATTAATTTCTTAGCTCCTGCTGGTTTAATTATATATGCGCTATTTCCTGGTAAACCTTGTGGAACAATTTTATCATCAATCCAAGGCACAAGGACAATGGATATATTATCTTTAGGCTTTTTAGCTTTCTTATCAACTATTTCTCTTATTTTATCTCTGTAAAGAGAAGCCCGTCGAGTTGCGCCAAGTGGGGAGTTTAGTGCTAGAATATCTCCTTTAAACCTATCCTCTATTTTAGAGTATTGAAATTTATCTGTGAATAGTGCATCGTGTTCAAGTATCATGATAGGCTTATCATCTGTAATACATTTCAGCCATAGGTTATAGTGACTCATAAAACATGCAATTCTCTTGCGGAGATCCTTTGTAGGATATGCACTCAATTGTAGACCTGATTTCATATCGAAGCGAGTGCCCTCTGTCGGATATGTATAACTAATAGGTGGTAAAATTGATGACTTCGGAAACACCTTATTCATGCTCTCCTCTAAATTTCTTGGTGTTACCGCATCATAAACAAACGCATTAATATCAGACTTACTGTCTTTGATGGACAGCATAAGCCTACGAGTAGCAACTGTGCTTTCGTGGTTATTGGTGATTGATATGATATATGCGTCCATTCTATATTTTACTCTCTTTATTACTTTTTCAAGTGTTGGTTTATCTACCTCAAGCGGAAGTGGTATTTGCATGTTCAACCATCATAATAGTGCTGTCAGGTACCCATTCTGGTTTGCCTTTTTTGCCTTTTGCCAATTGACGTTTCTGTCTAACATCATATAGTTTACTTGAGAATCCGTAATCAATTTCATTCATGAATTTACTATATGCAGCTAAATTATATCTTTCTGGTTTTTTCTTAATCCAAGCGTGATTCATATCTTGAAAATCCATAATATCAAAAGGCCATACATCTTCTACAAAATATTTACCTTCTTTTTTCAGTAGGTGACTAAGGTGTTTAAATGTAAGTCGATTTGCTTCTGGCCAATGAGCGCCGTCATCAATAATAAAATCAAATTTAATAGAAGGCCAAGCCTTTTTACATTGTTCTTTTACCATCGGGTCAAGTGTATCACCTTTAAACCATTTAACACGATCTTCTTTTAAAATAGCCAAATCTTCTGGATTCGTGCGAACAAAAATATCAATACCGTAAATGGTAGCATTAGGAAAATACTCATGCAGTGCTGCTGTGGATTCACCTTTCCAAATACCGATTTCTAAAATATTAATCTTTTTATCTCGCACCTTTTCAAAGTGTGGTTCATATACCTCTTGATAAAAGTGTTTACGACTACCCTTATCTGTATTATGTTTATCAAATAGTTTTAGCAAATCACTCATTTCAATCTCCAAATATTTTTTGTTGGGCCACTACCAAAGTCATAGCCAAAGGCATCAACATCAGCCTTATACCAATCTCCAACAATGTTTCGTGTTTCTGATGTATATACATCCATATATGAACCTTCAAGCAAACCTGTTACATTACGTGCTCTCGGTACTTCTGCCAACCCAAGATACTTAGGAATATCTTCATTGTAGTGTTCGAAGGATAATACGTCTGGCATGATGTTGCCCTTTAGATCAGTAACATGATCAAGTGCTGGATACCAACCACGTGTGGCTCGGTGCCACATAAACTTGACGTTACCCCACTTATGCCTCTCCTCAAGGAATGCCTCAAAGGAACTTACATCTGCATAGCTGCCAGGTTCTTTTTTCTCCACCTCGATAATCTTTTTAATAAACATATAACGAGATACCACACGATCCCAAGGGTTTCTGATAATACAGAAAGATCCATGAGCTTCTAAGAGACTTCGGTTACAGTCTCTCCACCGTGCGTGTTCAAAGCCGTGATGGTCTCTATGCTTGTCCATCACATCTTTGACGTTCTGTGTGTACTCACGAGACTTATGCACATCTGGACCTGCAGTAATCATCTTACCCCTAAGTGCTGAGTTTCTTCTGAGTGTCATACCACCATTTTTGGGAATGTGGATAAAAACTTTTGGCAGTCCAATCATATCTGTTCCATCAACTCTTTCACGTTTTCACCCTTATTGGGTAGTTTATCTTTAAGGAAGAAATGCACAAAGTGACATTCTGATATTTTTTGGTTGGCAGAGAACAGTCCGTTCCATTTCCAATCCATATTTTTAATACTCATTTTCTCTTTACGGATCCACCAGTTTAGTAGTGTTTGATCAGTAGACCATTTCCAAGCACCATCACCGTTGATGAATCCTTGGAACTCACTGCGTTGTAGAAACTCTTTAGGCGTCTGACCTTTGAGGTACCTGGAAAAGCTTTTATTCATTACCATGATACCCATGTTCATAAATTCACCACCACGCTGATTCCATTTCCAATCAATCTTAGGCAATGGTTTATATTGCATACGGCTATAGTTTACAATCTTGTTAACGTATGCTTTTGAAAGAGGCATGTCTCTTTCTACTACGGCACCAAAGTCATACTCAGGAGGTAGATCATCAAATATAGATGTAGCATCGCTCCTGATATACACATCAGCATCGATAATTGCCACTTGATGGAATCGGTCGAAGTATCCAAACGCATTCTCTTTTTCATATATAGGAAGGAATCCACCATACTTTTCATAACTTTCTTTGCTCCTATTAGTTTGGAAAACATCGGGTTTGATTTTTAAGATAGGATGCCGCTGGCAGATATATTCTGCCCCTATTTTCTTTGCGTATGCTTCTACGCTTTCTGTACACCAATCATATAATTTGGATGGTTTACCAGTATAGACTTGATAGATCAATTGTTTCATTTTTTACCTACTGTCGGTTTTGTTGTGCCTACATTTGGATTTATATAATGTGTTGCACATATATTTGTATCTATATATTCTGTTTTAAATGTACCTTTAGGATACCATGGATCTTGCTTAGAATGTAGATACCCATCAACAGGCATATTAATTCGGTTGACAAACAAGAGTTCCTTCGCCATTGAAGGTTTTATATAGTAGCCCAAGGCGGCTAGGTTTCTACCATCCTCAGTCATACCAAATGACCACAAACTTTTCTTTGTAATATATTCTGGCAATTCTTGCGTCATCATACAGTCGTGTTCAATTACAAGAGATGGTCCTAAGTGTGGACGATCATTCTGCTTTGCTATTTTGTGCCATATCTTATAATGAGAATACCAAATTGCCTTTTCCTCTGGCAACCATTTTCTTGTTCTGTCGGCATCATATTCTCTCTCATCACTGAAAAACAGATAGTTTGGTATATTATCAGGAGTAGTGGCAGCTACTCTAATTATATTCGTGTAACCAAATTGATTAAAACTATCCACGGATTTCTCTGCGTAATATTCTGATATAGGATTGTTTGGGATTACAATCTGATAGATTGGTAGTGTTTTAGCGATAGTCATTAAGGTCAAATTCCGTACCGTGCATCTTGTAGTTTTTTCTGTCGTGATTTGTGTATACAAGAACCTCTGGATCATCTATAAGGAAATCACAGCCCTTACAGAAGTCTGGAAAGTCTCCCATCTCGTGCTGCTTTCTCAGTTGGTTATACGGCTCACCATACCAAATCTCTTCAAGTGTGTTAGTGCTCATATGACCAAGGACTGCTTCATCATCTCTACCCAATACTTGACAGCAAGGATGTACGGCACCTTTGGCTCCATTAATACCGCCTGCTCGGATTACCACATCAGGCGAGAAAGGTCTGCCACAAGTCTTGAGTTTGCCTTCTCTTGCATACTCTGGTTCATAAACACCAGACCAGTTATGCATCTTCCAGATCTCGGTGCTTACACCAGCCCCTTCAACGATCTTCTTATATCGCTCAACCTCATAGTCGATGTTGTCATTATCAAGAACAAGATGATATGTAGCAACGACACAATCTGAGTTTGTCTTGGTCACATACTCTTGCATCTCATGTAGGTTTCTGATTACTTTACTAAAGTATGGGCTGTTCATCCATTTGGCATAGAGTTCTGCATTATAACCTACGATAGAGAACCGAAAGAAATCACAACCAGCATCAACAGTCTCTCTCATAAACCCATCAGACATCCGCATACCATTGCTAAACATGAATGCCTTGGCACCATATTTCTTTACGATTTTGATATATTCTGGAAGATTGCGGTTCAGTGTTACTTCGCCAGAGCCGTCTAGGTTTACCACATTCAGTCCTGCTTCTGCGCACTGAGCAACATTATCTTCAAACTCTGTAAGAGACATTTTCTTGAGCCAGTTCTTACCACGTGCGCCTGTTGTACCGTCAGCATGAGTCTGTGGGCACATCTGACAAGTGTAGTTACACCCACCGTTAATCTCTATTACAGCTCTATCAATTTTCATATAGAAGTCTCATTCTTTTCTTTTGTTTTTCTGCTAAGTGTTTAGCTTCAATTATCTTATTTTCTACATCATAGAAGTAACTGATCTCATGTTGCAAGACCTTTCTCACTTTATACTTGAGAGCGTCCGGTGTATGAAACCCAGTGATTAGATCCTTTGTCAAGACAATCATCGGTTTACTCATATTCCTAGATATATAGTGCCACATTCCTTCATAACATATTATACACTCACAACTAGCAATGTGGTATAGCACTTCACGTATTGGCGTTCTGTAATCTATAAAGGTGACTGAATATCCTTGTATTTCCAATACTCGTTTTAGATGATCCCATTCCTTGAGATTAAAGGTTCTTTTAAAAGGTCTTGGTAACTCGCTGTTTAATGCAGAATGCCATATTGTAATCTTTTTATCAACAACAGGTATATCTATATCTCTGAAATGCCAATCATTTGTCTTAATACTACTTGGACGTTTTCCCCCTTTTAATATCTCTCCATATTGTTGAAAGTGTGAGAATTTTTTTGAATAGAGCGAGTAGTTATTGGAATTAAATACGTGATTTATATTAACCTCTGCTGTGTCATTCGCATAAAACGAAAGTAAATACTCTGCTCTTTCTGGTAGAGTTTCTGGATCCTCAAAATGGTGAAGGTAGTTTTCTGGGTTATACCAATGCACTTCTAAGTCTATAGGTGCTTGTATTACATGTGATCTAAGGTGGGCAACATTATAAAGGTACATGATATCACCTGCACCTACAGTTGCCCTACCTATTATTTTTTTACGTCTGTTTATTGGAAGCCAGTTTTCAGTTATTCTCTGGCTTGTTATAAGGTTTGGCTTCTTCATATTTGTTTTCCAAAATCACTTGTGCCAAACGAATTGCTTCTGGGCAGTTTTTTCGTCGTGCATTACTTTTTTTACCCTCAGATAAAAACCACACCAAATTTTCTATTGTGCCTTGATGTTTGGATATATCAGGAAATTTAAATGCTCTGGTTATTTCTTCCCATTGTGATCTAGCATTAAGTGCTGTAAATACATTTTGCATATTTATTCTCCTGTTAGTGTATAGAAAATAGATTTCCAGTTTTTATGTGTTGATCCTGGTGCATATTCCATATTGTGACCATGTTCCATAATCATACTGTTAAGACCCATACGCCAACCTAATTCAGCATTCTCTGGTTTATCCTCAAGCCAAGGCAATCCAGTATCACGGTATGGTTCAAGTGCATTATCTTTATCAGCCCCTGTATCAAGAAATACAAACTTCTCAAACGCAGTCTCGCCGAAAAGCTTTTTGGTATTAGCAATTCTTAACTGTTGCGCTTGGGGATCTAAACTCAATGAAGTGATCATGTGAAATACATAGCCATACTTACGGTGTAGCAAATCAATATAATGAATAGCGTCTCGCAGAGGTGGTAGAAAGCCGATAGCAGCAGATTCATTGAACAACCGCACGTATTTACGGCTCTCCTCTTTCTCCATACCAAACCGTTTGGCTACATCATAATCGGTTTTATTTATCTGTTCAAAACCTTTACGAGCCATCCATGTGATGAATGCATATTCCCAGTTCATTAGGACGCCATCGCAATCAGTAAGGATTAGATTTTCACTGTATTCATAGTAGTGCATTATATATCTTCTTTTTGTGTAATCTCAGCCAGTTTTTCTGCCTGATATGACTTCAATTTTAGTTTAGAGCCTTTTAATGTGGAGTCTTTGATCCGATTATCTTTCTCCAGTGCTCGGTCTTTCTGTTTACCTTTGTTCTTATTTCTAGGATCGTAACGAGAGTATTTTGCCATTTTGGGGTTTGTGCCTTTTCACATTTAATTAATTATGGTTTATTATATCATACATTTGATGATATGTAAACACCTAAGTTATTTTCATTAGTTCTTTTGTCATGATATATTCACGAACAAGATCAGATCGTACAATATCTTTCCAAGTAAATTCTATTGTTTCAAAGACTGTTAGTTGATCCAGAATGTTAAGAAATTGTATCAACCCATTCTTATCTCTATCCTTTTCAAAATCTGACTGGTAATAATCTCCACAGAATATCAATTTACAGTTTTCTCCAACACGTGTGATTACTGAATCCAATTCATGAAAGTTTAAATTTTGCATTTCATCAACCAGTACAACACAGTTATCAAATGTGGTTCCACGAATAAATGATGTACTTAAAAATTCTGCCTTTCCTTGCAGAACCAATTTAAAATAGGCACCACGTTCATCTATAATTTCACTACATATATCTACATATGGTAATGTATAAGGTGATTCCTTTTCTTCCTTTGTACCAGGAAGGTAACCTATTTCACGAGTTGGTACAATGGACCGAATTATAACAAGTTTTTCAATTGCATTATCCTTAGCTAATACCTGTTCAAGTGCAAAGTACATACCGAGATATGTTTTGCCAGTACCAGCAGCTCCACTGAGTACAAGGTGTGAATTATTAGTCCAAGCATCTCTAGCCTTTTTCTGATTATCAGTAAGAGGCTCAAATTCATACATGTCAGAAATTTTCATAGATTTATTGAATTACCTCTACCAGAATGCTTTTTAATTTGTTTTTTTAGATCAGTAAAACCATCAGGTACTTTCTGTGCTTCACCACCACTTCTGCCTGAAATAATTTTAGGTGTTGCTAGAACCTGTTTTACGTTTGGATCTTCTAGGATTTTTTGCAGGTCTGTCCACTTGCAATTTACTTTCCACTGGACTCCTTCGCTGTTTTTTAGTGTATATTCGGGCATGGGTTTCCTTCCAATTTTGCCAATTTTCTTCTATATTATGTCTACTAGTTATAACCCAATTTTTGGTTAAATCGCTATATGATTGTATATATCTTTTGCCAGAAGGTGATTCCATTAAACGTAACCAGACGCCTGGGTTTTTAGGATCTCCTATAATAACCTCATCAATCTTTTTTAAATCAAGATCAAAACCCAACGCTTTTTTCGAATTTTGAGCAGGAGTTTTCTTCAATGTATTTTTTGATTTTGAAGTTCTTTTTGAGTTTGCCATATATTTCCTTTTCTAAGGCATGTGCCTCGATTTCCCAAGGGCGATCATCATATTCGATTTCTTGAGTGTTGTAGTGTTCCTTTCCCCATGCTACAGCATAAGAACCAGAAAGGCACCTCATCCGACGTTGAGCATATTGAGCAACATGAACAAGTTCGTGACATAGTGTGCTGATAAGAACATTGAATGATTTTTTACCAGAGTAATTTAACTCGATGGTAAAAAATTTAGGAGATGCTGCGTCATCTTCAAGACCACAGTTTCCAAGATTGCCAGTTTTCTTATATAGATCCTTTGTTATCTCTATAGTAATATCAAGAGAATTTGCCATGCGCTTTGAAACAAGAGAATCCAAAGCAATAGCAGCAGCCTCTTTAATAAGAGCCTGCTGTTTATAACTGATATGATAACCTTCGATTATCATTTTATTTACCTGCAAACAAGGGTTGCATTTTGTTGAATACAACGTTGAAGGCGTTAACCTCATAGATCCAAGTGTCATAGAAGTCATCATCTTCATCTTCATTGAAACAATGCTCGTTCCACATGTTGTCCATATACTCAAGACCATCAAGCAGACTCTGGCTTTTTACGCCAAGACGTGAGATAATTGATTTTGCCTCCTCAAAAGTCATTTCGGACATTAGGTTGTGTGCTGGGATTCTAAACATGATATTCTCCTCATTTGATATATAGAATATACCACAAACAGAGATGTATGTAAACCCCTAAAATACACTTTTTAAAACTTTTTTCTAAAAAAGGCGTAAGTGTAACATTTATGATACATACATTTTAGGGGTTTACAAAACCAGAAAAGTGTGGTATAATAAAGAGTATAGGTTTGAGGATAGGGATATATGGAATACTTTATTAATGGTACAAGAAGAGGTCTTGGAAAGTATTGGATTAATCGGTACCCTAATGAGTGCGTTGCTACTTTAGATGATTGTGAAGTATTTATTAACAATAAACATGATGGGTATCTACAAGTACATCGTCTATATCAGGCTGCAGAACAAGGTAAGAGAATCATTAACATTGGTTCTGCTGGATCTGATTGGACTAAGGGGTATAAAGACAACTTCCGATATGGTCTAGAAAAGAAACAATTGAGAGATGCCAATGATGCTCTATTCTGGCAAAACGTGAACACAACCATTATCAACTTTGGCTATTTCGATACAGAGAGATCTGCACATAAGGATGTTCCAAAGATGAGTCTTAATTATGTCCACGATGTAATTATATGGGTACTAGATCAGCCCCATCGCATTAAAGAAATTACTGTTACTCCCTAACTTGCTGTTTTGTGTTCTTGCATCTCAAATATTTGATCATCTAGGAATTTTTGCTTTTTGAGCACCTTATACATTCGGTCTGTCTTACCTTGCTTCTTATATCTTTCAGCGTAGTAACCGAGTTGCTTTGAATCTTTTTTTAGACGATCTATTTGGATTGATAGCATATATTAGTATCCTTAATGTTAATAGAAATGAAAAAGGGACGAGCCACAAAGTGACACGCCCCGAAACTAAAAGTATTATCCTTTTTTCCTAGTTGTACTCATATAAGATTTGGAAATACCTCCTTTACAAGTTTGGGTGTTAGTCCTGTTGCTAGGGTCTTGTCCTTATTGATCATCTTGACCACTAGCTTTGCATCTTCGGGATGAACTGATTCCAGTATCCCCAAGAAGATCTTTTCTCTTTTATAGGCTGGCATTTTAGTGCCTGGACCACCTGGGACAAAGAACTTCAACTGCTTGTGCTGCCTCTTCCAGTTGGAAGGTGCGTTGTGTTCTTCGCATGCGGTGTATGGAACCTCGCCTTTTGGTAAGAGAAACTCAAGTGAGTCATCGAAGGTTCCTTTGAGAAGATCCTTCATTGCCCATTCATCTTTATTTTCTAGCAAAATATCTTTCTTAGCGGCTCTTGTTTTAGCCTTGCTCACTGCTTCAAATATTTCATATACGTATTTCATTAAAAAAATTCCTCAACACTACTTATCAATAGTTTACATCGTTTTGCAACAAGATAGGGAAAGATCATTCCCTTTTTATCGTGTCGACCACTCTGGGATTCAAAGGTATTTATAATCTCAGAACGTGTGGATTCGGGTAAATCGTGTTTTTTGTCTGTAAGTGAAACTAATTTCTCGTTACGTAGATAGTTCCGATATATTGTTTCTCCGAGAGCCTTAGGGTCCTCTAGTAAAGCATTGCGCTTTTTCTTGGATAAAGGTGTTTGCCGTTTGGATTCATTAATAAATGTATCATCATCTGATAGCACATTAGGTACTCCATCACCGGAACAACCTTTTAGAATATGCTCCATACGGTAACCCTCACCAGAAGGTTCTGCTTTTACAAATTTCTTAGTCACAGGCGAAAACTGTTTTACATTATCATAGACTTGTAGTTGTTTAAAGTCATGATCACCTGATACAATCATAACAGGTTCATACTTACCAAACTCTTGTGTTTCTTGACACAGTGTAGCAATAACATCGTCTGCTTCACATCCCCATTGGTGAATAACACGCCAGTGAAAATTTTCTTGAATCTCCTCACGTACCATATGTATGATACGGAAAACCTCTGTCCAATCAATTGTTGAATCATCCCGGTTCTTTTTACGTGCTGCTTTATATTCAGGAAATACATCTTTACGCCAGTTACCACCAGCATCTGATGCAATAACCATTTCACCATATTCCTTAAATTTGTGTTTATACATACGGAGCGAATTAAGAATCATGTGCCTAAGAAGGTTTTCATCAGGAGCTAGTTTCTGTACAACGAAGTTACCTATAGCAATAGCGTTGTAGTCTACAATAATCATAACATACCTCTTTGTTGTTCGGTATTATTATATCATATAATAAAGTATATGTAAACAACTATTTTAAATTTTTTACATGTGTTCTGTGTATTTTACAATTTATAATGCCGTTATAATATGAATCATCTAACAGAACACGTCTATCAAATTGTTCTTTAGCCTCGAGGTAGGACATTTCACCTTTTGCTTTACAGAGATGTAATATTTCACGACTAAAGCTTTTTTCTCCGTGTTCGAGTAATTGTTGCTTGACCTGATCCGAGGATCCATAATAGTCTTGCCAGTTGGATTCAACGATGCTTCGCCGTTTTCTTGTTTTACCTTTAAGCGGTGCTCTGGTAACCTTCGACCAAAATCCCTTCTTTCCGACATACTTTTTGTTATTGGTGTTATCGGTAATAACATAAACAAATCCTTGCCATTCTTTTAGTTCATCTTCAGTTGGCTCATATAGTTTATCTTTATAATACCACATTACACCCAATCCTTTACAACGTCAAGAGCCTTGTCTAACTGTTTCTCTTTTAAAAACAGAGAACCGACAATCCTATAATCATAAGATTCATTCATCCAACTATGTGGTATTTTTGTGTTTAATATAATAGGTTGATCAAGCGGCACTTTCTCAAAATCTTTTTCTGTATAACCAAACTGATTGGTCTCCATACCATTCATGGTAACGGATTCTTTCCAATCATAATACTTATATTGTCTGTGATAACCAGATAGGAAACAACCTTTTTCTCGATCCACTCTAATAGGAAAGTTTAAGGAATAGTTTCTTGATTTATCTGTGTGTATATTAGATATACCCGAGCGAGGATCTGATATAAGAAATAAACATTTGTCATATATCAGAGAAGAGTTTATCTCTATTTCTCTCATAAACATTCGAGCATAACCATCACCAACACAGTCAACTTCATTCGGTTTTGTACGGATGTCGTCTTCACTAAACTCTGATAAAAACACTTCGATTAAATTGCTAAGAATGTCTACAGGAAACTTAGGTAGATATTGCCATCTAAAATCACTGGGGGACTCAATCATCCCAATCCTCATCGTCCACTAGCGTTGCCGCTGTTGCTTCTCCACACATAGGACAGAAGTCAGGGACATCCCCAACTTCTGCTTCACTAAACTTGTGTATAAAACTATCTTCGTTACAGAAACTACAATTTATTTCATAAATAGTTCTAATTGTCATGCTCTCTCCTCAGTTATTAAAAGGAGATTTCACATGCTCCACCTTGACATGCTATTGCTCCCATTGTATCTATATCAGTAAACGTCTTCTGCGTTAGCTGATTATCAAAATCAATAGGGTTCAAGTTCTGTTGGATTTTGGTCCACTTGTGTAGTAAGAACACATCTTTCAAACAATACTCTGCCTGTTTCATATCGTTCATAAAATAGTTCTCACTGAAGTTATTGAACCTACGTACCCACTCTTTTCTCATATCGGAAACCTCACCACCAACAGCATATTGTGCTGCAGATGTTGCTTCCCATAGATCCCTAAACCCTGCCTTATATGTATCAACAATTAAACCACTGGCAAATAGAGATCCTACACCATATTCTGAAATGATTTCACCTTCTGACTTGACTTCAGTGTTAGGTGCTTGTGCGAAGTCCTTGTCACCGGATCCAGCAAGGAATGAGATACCAGAGAATGAGTGACGATTATCAAACACATAATCTTCTACCTCTGTCCACATATGCGGTAGCACTGTAATGGTGTTGGAAACGTTGTGGCGAATGCGTTTGTCTGCGCACTGCTTTTCATTGGTACCAGCTTCTACCCAGTTCTGTTGTACCAGCTTTACTTTCTCAAGCAAATCAGTGCCCATCAAATCCTCACGATACAGTGAGTTTGCTGGAGTAATCACAGGGAATGCCACACAATAGTCTGTACCATTGTTTGACCAAACTGATTCATCTACCATGTAAGGGTTAGACTGTGCAATCAACTGAGCAACTTCGGACTCCTTATTCAACTGAATGTGGCGAATATAACGTGGTGAGTGTTCTGCATGGATACCAGAAGCAGTCTGTAGAAGCACAGATGCGTTGCCGCTTGGTTTTACACAAGTGGTACGTGCCGCTGGATTAATACCGATAAGTTTAGCAACATCTTTGTTTACTTTCTTTACGATAGCGGCACCTTCACGCTGTACATCAGCATCAAGCAATACGTCTGGGTTATTCATCCAACCTGTAACCGATACACCAAGCAATGCTTCACGATCAAAGATTTGTTTGGATGTGTCATCAAGGTATTTAAAATCTGTATAACCAGCTTGTAGTGTACCAAGAATAGAACCAGCACGACAAGCCTTATGGAACTCCTCTGGAGATGTGCACTTCGAGCCATTGATCTCTGTTAGGTTACAACCTTGCCAACCAGACTTGCCATCAATCTGTGGATACATACCGATTTCAACACACGGGTTCGTAGTAAAATCTTTATCATCTACAAAGTAGAAACCTGGTTCACCAAACTCTTTAATGGATACCATAATCTCTTTAAACTGTTCACGTGTGATTTCATCACGCACAATGACAGCAGAGTTGTTAGAACGACCACGCTGTGGATTATCAATGAACCAGTTACCAGTTTTAGCTTTGGTCATTTCCTCATCATCTGCCGAAAACAAACAAATTGTAGCAGAACGACGAACACCACCAGCAAGCACTGCATCAGCAGCATGCATAGCAATATCGTATACGTCGATAGGACGCAGACGATCTGCACCACCCAAGATACGAGACTGTACAAGATGTTCGATCTTGTCGAGTGCCTTACGAAGTGGTTCTGGACCTGGTGCTTTAAATCCACCAGAAATCATAGCACCCTTTGGGCGGATCTGCGATAGGTCAAAATATACACGACGACCTTCGAAGTCTGGGAACTGACCACCACCTTCAAAGAATGTAGACAACAACACGCCCAGCGCATCTGCCCAACCTTCGATGGAATCCTCAATAACCCAACCTTTTGCTTGTTTCTTACGATCAGCAATGTTTGGCACTTTAGCTACATGGTGTTTCTGTACAGAGAAGCCAGCACCAGCACCACACAATAGGACATAGAACAGTTCGGAAAAGAACCGTGGACGATCTGCATAGGATGATGTACAGTTGTACATACGCATCATGTGCTTCATAATCTGGTCACCACCAAACTGCAATGCACGTTGAGCACCAAGAACATACTGTAGCTTGTAGTATGATTCTGCTTCATTGATCAACTGATTCAAGGCAGGTGTCATCTTATCTTTGTAGAAGTTTCTATGCATATCCATAACTCGTGTTACAGATTCATCCCATGTTTCGTACCTTTCCTTATCATCATCCCATCGACTGTAGGCTTCATAAAATTTAGTTTGTGACATGATGTTTCGTGTGTCTGTGTCACGGTTATTAGGTACGACTTTAAGCATTTATTATTCTCCAAAGTATGACGCGCAGAAGCATATAGCCGGGATCTGTACCCCGGCTCTTCTTTAGCAAAGTTGTGATTAATTAGTTTTATTATGTGTATTATATATTACTTTAGGTTTCTTGTAAACCCCTAATACCCACTAAATGTAGAAAAAAAATTAATTAATTTTCTATATGTCGCATATATGTTACGGGTTATTAGCCTTAGCCGTTTCTGCTTCTAATGTTTTGATTTGTTGGTAGTATTATATATGGTATCTAGCAGTTTGTAAATCCCCATATATGGTATTTTTAATCTTTTTTTTGTAAATAAGATTGTCTAATTGGTCCCATGCGAAGAATCTTATTAATGACCTCGGGCACTTTTTCCTCGTGCACAAAAAATTGATCTTGCCTTTTCTGATGCATAAACACATAGCCCCAATTTTTCAATACCCTGTGTATTTTTTCACCGAGCTCTATATGGGATTTTGCGACCTCTAATACTATAGTGGGTCTATTGTAAAGGATCGTGTCTTTCCCGCCTATAATCGCTAGAAGCTCATATCCTTCTACATCAAGTTTTATAAGATCCACTTCCATAAAATTATAGCTATCAAGGGTTTGAATCTCGAGATCAGGTATTTGCGTAGGGGTAAATCTAGGATCAACGCTGTATCTGCCTCCTGTTTCACCATGGACTTCAAATCTGCTTATGCCAGAACTATTTTGGACATACTTAAAGCTTTTTGTTTCACTTTTATCGCCTAACCCAACCATGTGCGCAGTAACGTTCTTGACTTCATACTTGTCTAGATTTGGTTGGATGCATTCAAATGCATACGGATTTGGTTCAAAGGATATTACTTCATTGAAATATGGAGAAAATCCTACAGACGTTTGCCCTAAGTTTGCCCCGCCATCAATACAGATTCTTCTTTTACCAGGAAGAAATACAACTGCAGTAAATTTACAGAAGCGGTCTTGCCAACCTGCAGGTCCCCATCGTTTAAGAGAGTTAGATTCTTCGTGATCTGGTACCCACCATTTATTCCACTGCTGCATCTTCGTCAACCGGTTCTTCAGTCACCGCCTTTTCATAGTACACTATAATCTCTTTCTGTTGTCCAATATAACGTTTTAGATCACCTATGTTTAATGCTAGGTTTTCATAGTCACGCATAGACAAGGCAACGAATGCTACCTCTCCATATTGCTCTTTAAAGTCTTTGATAAACTCTTCTAGGTTTTCTTCAGTAACTACCCATACACGGGTGTCATTCAGCTGTACCGGTTTTGGCTGTGCTACTGTCGGGATTGTCGTTGGAACTATCTTCGTTACTACTTTGATCTCCGTTTCGGGCTTCCTCGACAGGCTGCTGCAACCAGCTAGGAAGAGGCCTGCTACTACCGTCACTGCTGCCACTTTCGCCCATGATTTCACGCCATAGATTTGCTGTTGCGCCATTCATCTTTCCTTCCAATATCTCACTGTTCCTGAGTGCTTCTTGAACCAGATTCAGTCTTGAAAATTTGGACCGTAGTTCATCACTATAAGCCTCTGCTGCTTGTAGATCAGTCTGGAGTTGTTTGTTTAATTTATTTGTTTTCTCTACAGTTGCTTGCATAGTTTCAAGACTCTCTGTAGCAGTATCTAGTGCAACTTCAAGCTTTGCATTGTTGGTTCTCAACGTAGCAATAGTGGCTTGTGTGCTAGTATAATAAGCATACGCACCATAACCAGCACCACCTAGGATACCTAGGACGATGAACATTAAATATAGTTTAGCCATTAATGTGTTTCCATATATCTTTTAAATCGAGATAGCAACACTGTTTTACCATTCTTATATCTTCGATCAGATACTTGAATTGTCTCATAGCCGTCTTTTTTCTTTTTCTTTCTTGGCCCCATTGCGGTAACAGCGGGGTTAGGAATAGAACCAGTGTTAACAGCAGGAGCAGCTGCATTTTCTTCTTCGTCTAGTTTCTTGCTCATTCTACCATTTCTCTTTGTCTGCCCAATAGGCGGCCGAGGATTTACCTTTTGCTATATTTTTGGCGTGTCTAGCTTTAAATGATTTACGTTTGGCTTTCATCTTATCAGACTCGCCTTCTTTAGGATCACCTGCTGTCGATGCGCCTTGTTGCCCAAAGCGAATAGTTTTTGGTTTACCATCCACTTTAGTAACTACTATGTGACTCTTGGTAGCATGGCCGGGTGTTCTTTTTGGTTTATTAAACCCAGACACTCCTGCTCTTTTAAGTGCAGGATCTTTCTCTTCGTTTTGTGCGTTGAGAGGTTTTTTCATACCCATGCCCGTGACAGGCTGTACTGTCTTTTTCAAACCTTTTTTAAGTCTGGCAAGGTCAGTTTTAAGTTTACCAACGTCCCGCATTCTGTGCTTTCGTGCAGTATCCGCTCTGGTCTTCATCATAACTTGGTTGGCTACATCTTTGACAGAGATCTCATCTAAGTCAGTTTCTTCCTTCTTCTTATCCACTCGTGATGGTGCTTCCAATGCTTTCTTAGCTGCCGGAGATGCTTTTTTCATTTTGTTGATGAGTTTCATTTTCATCATAGCATTTTCTTTGATGTTCATATCAATGTCAGTTAGTGTGTCATATACGTCAGTTAACGAGTTGCTAATCTGTTTAAATTCTTTACCTCTGCCAGACTCAGCAATTACTTTTTTACCAATTGCAGAGGTTGGGTTTATTACTTTCTGTAATTCTTTTAATTTAACTTGCATCATTCTAACGTATGTTTTTTCGATGCCTTCGTCTAGTTCAACTCCTTCGTTGCGCAGGGAGGCAAGAGAGCGTTGAGTAGAGGTCATAGTGCGTACTGGTTTCTTACGCCCAGTCTTAGTACGACCCATTGCTTTGTTATGTTCAGCATCTTTTGCACGTTGAATTGCAACAGAGTCACCAGTCATCTTAGGCGCACGTTTACGGCGTGGGGCTTCGTCAAGTTCGTTAATTGATGTCTCTCCATCAAATTTTATATTTTCACGAATTTCGAAAAATGTTTTCATGTTAACTCCTGAGTCGTAACGTAAATTTTTTGATTGCTTTTAATATGTAATGCTTCGTATATATTTATACCAAAAAGATCCCCAACAGGGAAGCTATCTTCTTCTATTCGAATCTGATCTCTTGGTCTCACGATGTTCTCACCTGTGAGGTTTAGAGCCTTTTCACCTTTTACTCTATAAACGCCTGGTGATATGGCACCATCCTCTAACAAGAACCACTGGTTATCCTCTACCAAATAATCATCTGGTGTAGCACCAACACTTTTTAAACCTTTTCTAATAGCAATCTCTGGTACAGAATAGTGATCCTTTAGAAGGTATAGTGCTGCGGCATATGATCCAAGTTTTCCTGCTGGGATTAACTTCTTAATATTAAACACAAGCCTATGGAATTTTGTATAGTAGTTTCTATAGGCCTCTCTATTATCAATTGTATTAAAGGAAAAGTTTTTATTCTTTTTACCTTTTTCATCAATAATACCTGCTTCAAAAGCTTTGGTCTTTTCAAACGGCGTAATAAGTAGTGCTAGAAACCTAAATGTATATACGGTATCTGCTGCTGTTTTTAAAATACCCATTATATTTTCCTTAGTATTTCTGCGATATATTCATCTGATTTTATATGAGACAACTGATGAGGTTTCAAATAATTTAAAAATAATAAAAATGGCTTTACTGCTGATAGATGGTTTTCATCTAGTTTATTTACAGTAAGCTTTAATCCGGCATATTGCCCAAACACATTAAATATCACAATAAAATGATTTAATACCAACCTTTCACTAATTTTACCAGTTTCTGTATAGCGATTTAGTAACCGTTTTACATACTTAAATCTTTTCAAATCATCATAAAATTCTTCTGGGTCAACTTTACCAGATGGTTTATAATAATTATTCGCTGCAAAGATTATTAGATCACCATCTAAATCTTCGTTCATTAATCTTCTTTCTTGTTACACTCACATTCACCTGGTGCACATCCGCACACCTTGCCACATTCTTCACACCAGTTTGGGTCCATCATATCTGGGATGGACTTATCTGGATTTTCTTCAGTCAGAAAGGTTTTATCTGTCATTATTTACCATCATTTTTAGGGGGCGTTTTATCACCTTGTGCATTATCGCCAGAACGCATCGCTGCTTTCTTACCTGATGCACGAATAGCATCGAATGTCTTCTTATCTACCACTGGTTCATTTACTGCATCTGGCATAGGCGTTTTCATAGCCATCATCTTTTTACCATTCGGTGTGAGACCTTCGCCTGCAGGAGAACCGTTATTCATGTTGCCGTGGTTTTTGGATTCTTTCGTAAGCTTATCAGTGGCCATTGCGATACCTTTTCTGCGCTTGAAAGATTTACTCCATGAACCTTTTTTTCCTAAAGGATCTCTTGCGCCAAGATTATATGCATTATCTGCTTTGTCAGCGGCAGCTTTTTTAATATATGAACCTAGGGTCTTTTTTGAAATTTCATCAAGTGCAGCCTCTTGAACTTTAACATCAACAGATTCTCTCTGGTTTGATATGAAATTATATTTCTTGAATAGAATGTCCAGAACGCCATCAATAAATTCTCTATCAGTAGCAAGACTTTTTTGCTTTGGTGATTTGTTCAAAATACCTTTAATTACTGCAATTTGGTCATAACGGTCTGTATTTTTCTTATTACCTAATTTTTTAGCAACCATTTTTGCAACATCGTCATCTGACATTAACTTTGCTTCAACTATATTCTGTTTTGATTCTTGAACTTCAGCTTCAGCATCTTTTTCTGCACTCGATTTTTTCTTAGAAGCCATAGCTATAGCTTTACTAACTGCCTTACGACGTTTGTGCAAGAACTTGTCAGAGGAATCAACATCACCATCATTGTCGATGTCTTTGTCTTTACGATCTTTATGTTTACCCTTTAATTCTTTTTTATCAACAGGGTCCATAGCTTCACGTGTTCCTACTCTTTTACCAACTGGCGGTTTACCTTTAGGTTGATTGTATCCACCCTTAGCAGGATTGTAATCCATACCTTCTTCTTTTTTCTTAGCAGCTTCTCTGATACCTTTAAGAGCCGTTGCTATATTTTTGATGTCTTGTGTTTTCATTTTGGTTGTCCTCTTACATCCATATGTTTGTTGCCATAGCGCCGGCTGCCGCTACTATTACTGCCCAGAATAGTTTATTTATGGTTGAAACTGTTCTGTGGTTATCATCTACTGCTTTTTCAATTCTATCTAATTTTTCACTAAAACGATTCATTCGTGCCCAAGATTCATCTCTGTACTTTTCATAATTATCTATCTTGGCTTCTAGTCGAGCCATCTGAACAATGGCCTCGGACATTTTGTCAATTTTTTCTTCTATTCGGTTTAACCGTTGATCTGATCCTTGGGTCATTACTTTTTAACAGCCTTTTTTGCTTTCATAAACATTTGATCATCACCTGTAATCATACCAATAAGTTCATTTAACATTGTGAAAAGGATCTTTCTTTCAACTTTACCAACAGGTTTGCCTTCCTTTACCATATCAAGGGCACGGATCATGCGCTGTAAATCTTTCTTATCCATCATACCCATGTTCACAAGCATCTTTAAACGTTGTGTGGTTTGATCCTGTGCTTCATGCAACACAGATTCCTCTACCTTCTTTGATTTAGGATCATCATGTGTATAGCTTTTCTTTTTCATTCGCAAATGATCTGACTCTTTTTCTGCTTTATAACCCTTACCTGTTTTAGGATCATACATCATATGCTTTTTAAAACTATCCATGGTGGATTCCTTTTGGTCATCTTTATCATCTAAATATGCTGCAATAGCCATCTGCTGTTTCTTTTTATCAGACTTGCCCTTAAATTGAGGAGCCTTTGATTTTCTAAAGTCCTTCACATATGCTCCAGCACCGTCTGATGGTTTAAGTGGCATTATCCTTTTACCTTTGCTGCAAGGTCTTTATCTGCCTTACCCCATGTACCAGAGGACTTGGTTACAAAAGAATTTACTCTAGCAAATCCCCATTGTTGCGGAGTTGTGCCTGGGCGGTGTCCGGTTTTCCACGCAGCAACACCACGGTTATAAACCTTTCTAAGGATACCTAAAGGCATACCAGATTTTTCAGCCTTCTTTTTTAGACCTTCTTCTGCTTCCGTAATGTACTGCGAGAATCTAATCATTTGCTTTCCTTATTCTTAGCCTTTGTATCTTTTAATCTGGCACGATCCATCATACGATCATGGCGTTTAATGTCTGCTGCTTTTTCTCTTTCGATACGAGACTTTGCTAAGTCCTGTGCTTCGGATTCACCGAACATTTTCTTGAACCTAAGAGTATGCTTGCTTGTTTTGGTTTTGGCTGTAGCATCACCTGGAGCTGGTTTATATGCAGAGTTATCATCGTCAGCTTTTTTACCATGTTTAGCGAAGTGTGCGGCACGTTTTAATTTTGTACCCTTTTTAAGCCCTTTATAATACCCAGCAGGTTGTGCACCTTTTTTGTGCCCAATTTCTGGATCCTCTGCCTCTTCAATGTCTTCACTTGCACGTTTAATAGAATCTATAGCATCTTGTGTGGGTGCGCCAGGAGCACCTTTCTTGCGCATCTTTTCACCACGTGCTCTCTTAGCACGGATGTTTGCCCAAAGACCTTCTTCAATAGGTTCTACATCATCTAGCCATTTACGTACAACTTTACCGTCTTGTTTTTCGATGATCAGATAGTTTGCACCGCACTGCTTTACTATAGCAAGCTCTTCAGTTTCTTTAATTATAATTTGATCATCAATGTTAAATAAATCTCCAGAAACAAATGCTTCACGCATATCAGATACAGGTTCTAGCTGAATGTGTCTCTTAAACTCAGTCTGTTCTTCCAGACCCATGCCTTTGCGAACCATATTAAAAATCTTTTTAGATTCGGCGTTGTTTACTGTCTTTGGTAGCCCCTGTGAGAACTTAGTGAAATTATTACTAGATGCAGCGGCACGCATTTTAGTTGCAGACATGCCAGCGGCACCTTCTGAATCTGGGTCACGATCACCTGCCGATACAACTTTAATATCCATAAAGTTATAAAAGCCGTGCACACCTTTTTTACCATTGTACTTTGATAATAGAATATCAAATTCATTAATACGATCAGATCCAACTACCATAATCAGATTACGGTAACCTTCTTTGTATAAATCTGTAGCAACTTGAAATATATTTTTAGAATTAGATTTTAATATATTTCTAGCATGTCGAGGGAACATAGTTCTTGCTGTTTTGAGCTTATCTTTATATACAAGTGGATTCGTTTTATTATCTTGGCTATGTGAAAGATACATCCGGTAAGGATTTTTACCAGCTGTTTTTGCCATAGCGTCTAACACTTTTCCATGTCCAATTGTTGGGGGATTCATACGCCCAAACGAGAAAACAACTATTTTGTTTTCTTCTACTAAGTATTGTTTAAAAGAGCCAACCATTATCCACGTGACCCACTTTGTTTACGGTCTCTTTCACGCTTCTTAACATCTTTAATAATTTTTCTTTGTATCTTTTTAACCTTGTTTACCATCATTGGTTTGGACATACGTTTTTCAATTTCACTTTTCCGACCAGCCGACATATTGGTTGCGCCTTTAGAAAGTTTAGTATATATTGCTTTATAGGCAGATCTACGAGCTCTCTTTTTAAGTGTTTTTAAATCGGCAAACTTCCGAGCAGCTTTTGCTCTACCCATTTTTAGCTTTGCCTTGTTCCGTTTTGCAGAACGAGACTTTGCTAATCTGGCTGACATAGAAAGTTTTTCGTCAACAGTTTCCTCACCTATGTGGTGACGCCTGCTGGCACGATAGTTAGTAAGCTCGTCCTCTCCTGGGCGATACTCTACTACATACATATCTTTAAATCTTAACATTCGGTTTCCCCATTAACGGCCTTTATCCCAGCCTTTTAAAACATCCGGCGAAAAGTTGTTGTAAGAAAATTCCATCCTATCAACAATCTTTAACGCATCACCACCAATTTTATCAATAGCCACATAACCTTCAGGTCCTGTGGTAGCATAACCTTTGTTTGTTTTAACAAAAGTATTAACAGAAGATAATTTATTAAGTTTATTTATAAGGATTAGCTTTGCTAAAACTAATTCTTTTTGTAAATCAAATAACAATTTTAAATTATTTTTGTTTTTTGGTGTGAAAAAATCAAGAAGTGCATTTAGTTTTGCCTGCTGAGCTCCCTTACCTCTTTCAGTTTTTCTTGAATCAATTTCTTTTTGATACTTTTTTGAAATCCAGGTGATGAGACTAGATACATGTCTTGTTGTATTTCCGATGACAGTTCCTGCTCTGACATAGGTATTGTTATGGGTTTCAATGTGCTGGGCAAGCGTCGGATTCGCTTCAATTGTCCGAAGAGTTGTCCCAGAAATTTTGTTGAATATTTTACCAGCATTTGAAAGATGTGCATTTACAGCTCCAGTTTCTTTTTTTGTCATTGTATATTTTGAAAGGTCTCTTAACATTGCATCTTGTGACCAAACAGTTTTCGATTTAAACTTGGAAATATCTACTCCATAAGATGCCGACATCGTTTCGAATGATGAGCCTTTGTATGTAGTGTGCCAGACAATCCCCAGTTTCGCTGATGTGATATTCTTCGCCGTTCTGCTATTGCTTGGAACGGCATAAACAATAGTATTGGGATGAAATGTAACATAGGATTCTCCTTTAATCTTTTTAGTTTTAACGTCACCAGGTCCGTATAAAAAATCACCTTGAATAACACCTTTAATGCCTATTGTAGGCAATTCTTTAAGAGCAAGTTTTAACTTACTAGCAAGATCACCAGAAGTATCAGCGTCAACATCCGCAGCAGTCTTATATACTTTAGGGTTCTTGTTAAAGATACCCTTCTTTGCCACAAAAAACTTTCCATCACTAGGGTCAGTACCAGCAAAAATAGCAGGAGCACCGTCCCACTTAACAGAAACATTTCCATCGTGTTCCCCTTTTAACATATCTCGTACGGATCTTAAAGCCAAAATACTTTCTCGTGCACCATTTACACCACCATATATGATAGCATCTTCAATGTGCGTCATATGAGTATTCTTTTGTTCTGTTAATGTTTCTCTGAACGTTTTCATATTTTTTACCTATCAACTCCGTCTATGATAATCAAATCAAAGATTGCGCCAATCTCTGATGTAGCTCCAGCTTTAGCACGAACTTCAATGTCTGTTTTCTCTGTAAACTTTATTGGAACAGGATAATCATAATTAACTGATGCAGCAAATGTTCCCCATAAACCTTTTGTATTCCAAGCACTTTCTTCACTTTTTCTTGTTCTAATTTGAAACTGGGCTTCTTGATTTTTAGATAAGGAACCCTGAAACTTGATAAGATATGCTGTCTTATTTGCAGGAACGGTATAGACAGCCATAAGAGTTTGACCTTCATTTGCAGCAATACGAGCAACATCTGAGGAAGAAATAGATGCAGTAATATTACCTGCATTGATTTCACCTGTGCCAGCACTTGCTACTCTCATTCTAAATACACGAATGAATGTTGCAGTAGTTGTTACTGCTGACTGCCCATTCATAGTTACAGTTTCTGTTTTTTCTATATAATTTGCATCCAGACCTTGAATTTCTACAGTACGAGCACCAGTTCCTGCAGAAGTATCTGCTGTAGATGCAGAAACTATAGAAACAACTGCAGCCGATGATGGCAAGTTATTTGTTCCAAGGTCTGTAACAGTTTCATATGAAGTACCAACTGCGGAGTTGTAACCAAATTTATTAACATGACTAGTGTCTTTTACACGTCCAGCCGAAATTTGAATAAAGTGTTCTGGGGAAAGATACATTGAAGCCATTGTAATTCTCCTTAAAAAGTGATCTGTGATCTTGATTTAGATGGTTTATCTGTCACAACAATTCTACCTTTACTATCACCACGTGAAGGAGATTTACCATATACAGTTGGAATGCCTGCTCTATCTTTTTTAGTGGGATCAAATGTCTGATCTTCTCTACGTGCTCTTAGTCTAAAGAACAAGTCTTTTGAGTTTGCATATTTCTTAGCATCAGAAATTTTACCATTCAGTGTTAGAATATTTTTCTTCTTGTCAAAACTAGATACAACATCCATAGGGCCGATATACATGTAATGAATTGGTCCTCCCATGGAAGTATTACCGATTACAAGTAGGTTCTTATCTTTGTCATTGAGTTTTGCAAATAGGTCTGGTACCTTATCACCAGGTTTTAAACTCTTTTTATGATGAGCCAAAGCTGCTTTCATAAAATTCATACCAATACCTGGTATCACAAGCTCCATGCCTGCAAGTCCGCCACCAGCAAGAGATGGTGCAGAATTACCTTTCATTGAAAGATTATATTTTTTATTCTTAGCTGTTGTAATAATAACATCTGTATATGGTTCGGTATTTGCTTTACTTCTTCCAGTAAATTTTTCTGCCTTTACGATATCACGCACAGTCATATCTTTTGTTTTAACAGTAATACCTTTTTTAGCAAGTTTAAAAGCATCATTGATAGCTTTTACAAATCCATTTTCTTGGCGTTCGGCTCCTGCTCCAGCCTCACGTAAATATGTGGTAAACTTAATCATCGATGCACTCTTTTATTGTTTGTTTACACTATTTATATAAAAATAAAAGGGAGCCTAAGCCCCCTCTTTTTGTTCTATGTAAACTTTTTTACCTCGTGTTACAACTTCATATTGGTATTTTTCATAGCCTGAATCAGTTAAGTCTCGATTAAGGGATCCGATCCAACCAATTACTTCTAATGCCTCTCCATCCGAGTCAAGGATCCCCACTAGATGAGGATCCTCCTTGTCATTCACTAGTTTCATTCTCACGTTCCTCTTTTAACTTTCTCAATATATATTCATGATAGTGCTCATAGGGTTGGGCCGAGTCCTTAAAAAAGAACTCAAAGAACTCGATCCAATCTTGATTAATATCATGCCGCATTTGCAAATTCAACTGCTTTCTCAGCCGCTTTTACTTTACGCAACTGGTTAGAACCGAACCACTGATTAAACAAACGGGAGTCAGCAGACCGACCCTGTACGTGATCTGTCATATATGTGACAGAATTAAATGCCTGCCACCAGGATCCTTCACCATATTCTGCACCTGGTTGTGAGTCCAAAACATCGAGTGCTTGTTTTGCTGGACGAGAAAGATTTTCAGCTGTAACAACTTCTTGTTTCTCTCCAGTAGACAATGGGAACACTTCGTTGTAGTAGTTTAACAGGGACTCAACAGTAAAGCGTTTCGAGCCGAGGTATTGTGCCATGTCTTTGTATGTAGCAAATTTCTCGTGAGCTAGACCCAAAGTTTCTTTTACACTATCTGGGTTAAATTCGGTACGGTGACCAACTTTAACAGCACGCTGTGCATCTCGGTTAATAGCAAAAGTGAGTGTGTTGTTACATACAACACGGATAGGTGTGAACCGTACATCGATTGCCTTACCATACTGATGAGGGTTAGAAAACAACATATATGAGTCAACTTGGTCACCACCAAATACATCAAAGGATTCTTTGATTTTTGCTAGGGCCCAAACATACTTGCCATCTTTCAAAGAACCTGCTGTATGCATTTCCATATCTCCAGCAAGTACAAACTCATTGAAAAATTCGAATGCTGTTTCATTCTGGCATGGGTGCCAGTCTTTACCCACATTAGTAAGAATTGAACCATCTGTAGAACGGACAAGAGATTTTTGTCCGGTAGGGATTTTTTCACCTTGGTGATCAATGTATGATTCAACCTCTTCAACAGTCCAATCAACACCTGCTTTTTCCATCATCATACGAGGGGTGAGTTCGTTGGACACTTTTGTGCCCAGACCATGCCAAGGTAGATCACCTGCATAGGCCATTTGAGCTTCACCGTTGATAATTTCTAGTTCGTGTGCCATTATATAGTTCCTCTTTTTTGATCTGATGTGTTTATTATAACACATTTTAAAACAGTTGTAAACCCCTAAAGTGCATTTTTTAAAACTTTATGCGTACTCCTTGAAGGTTACGATTGATTTGAGTTTCTTGACTAGGTTACGACCATAGTCAGTAAACAAGATGCCTTTATTCCACACCCAATGTTCTACACACTGGTCATTGTAGAACTTTTCGTTCTGGGTCATCCACCGCAGAGCGGTCTCACGATCACCAGCACCAAGAGCAATATGCTGGTTGATATCGTACTTAAAGTCCTTGACGCATTCGTCTGCTATCCGACGTTCCTGAAGTTCGCTATACTCGAACTCTTCGATCAGAGAATCCCAGATGCTCTGCTTTTCTTCGTCAGTGGAAGCATTCCACTGGTTCCACCAGTATTCTCCCGGACGGGAACCACGAGCATCTTTGTGAAGGTCGGAAATGGTGTTCTCATCGAAAGTGTAAACAGTCATATTTTTCTCCTTTTGACTCTGTTACTATACCACATGTAGGCATAGATGTAAACACCTTTTAAAACTTTTTTCGAAAAAAGGTGTTTGTGTAACATTTATGTAACAGGTTTACACTTAGCCAAATACGTGTTATAATATATAAACACACTATGAGGGAAGAAGATATGCCTTTATGCTTTGGACATGACCCCTGCGACGATTGCATTCACTGGCTAAAGTGGATCAACGAACAGTGGCGTAGAAATCCTTAGTCGGAAACACAACCAACTATGTGTATGCGGTTGTGTTTTGAACCATTCATTGCTGAGTGGTATTTTCGAGTATCTACTCTATAGACACTACCCGCTTCCAGATGCATCGCCTCGTTCTCTACGATCATGATGCAACCAGGGTCTGTCTGTATGGGAATGTGTATTCTCGGTAATCTATCTCGATGCCAACTGAGACACGTCTTCGGATTACTGACAAAGATCCGTGTCCTATGCATATTGTATTTGTTGATATAATGGTTTATAAGAGGGTAGGCAAATACAGGATATATGAAATCAGTTTCCTTCATATATGTGCCTTTACCAATACCATCTCTCCAAGAGCCATTGTGTTTGTCAGACTGCAAACCGACTTGTAAAGAGTCACGAGAGGATAATATCTCGTGACATTCTTCTCTGAGTCCATTTAAATCTACACTGTTCGAGATTTTACGAAAAGGCATCATCTTTTATCTTCTAACCTTTTACCACCAAGGTAATTTACAGGTGGTGATACATTTATTTTCAAAACTTTTATTAGCCAAGTGTTAAATCGTTCTAACATAGGTACCTCTGTTTTTACATTACTATATATTATAACATAAAATCACGCATGTGTAAACATCTAATCTGCTAATGGATTGTCAAGTGCCTCTTGTAGTATCTCTTTTAAATCTCTTTCGAGCAATCTCATCTTCTCATCAATACGAGTTTCAGTTGCTCTCATGGTATCACGAACATCTTTCTCGTTTATTCTGCTATTGGCTTCTACCTCACGAATGGATGCGGTGACATCTTTCTGCAAAGAGTTCATCTCATTACGCACACCTTCAAGAGTTGTTTCGATGCCATTCTGAGATTCCTTGATACGGTTCTCTGCCACGTCAACCTTCGCCTCGATCTTATCCACTAGGTCTTCCATTGCCATCACATCGGATCTCAAGTCGTTCTTGATATCTCTTGTGTAGTCGATTGCTTCACCAAGCTTTGTTTCAATCACGTCGTTACGTGCCGCAATTGCTTGCGTGTCTATGTTGGCTATGATTTCTTTCATATCCATATAGTCTTTGTAAAATTCAAAACCACCCCATAGTCCACCGCCAAGTGTACCGAGCAATGGAATCAGAAGCAGCAGCTTTGAGCCACCTACTTTGATTCCTTCATATTCGATCTCTGCCATCTAACAACCTTTCCCACCTAATGTATAAATTCTATTTCTGCCCCAGCACTTATTCAATGGCTTGATTACATTATTTGGTAATGCTTGACCAGGGTATCTGTAATGGGGATATTTCTTTACGAAATCTGCGAGTTCTTTCTTTTCTATATGACCTTTTGCTTGTAATAGTTCTGCTTGGCAAGCCGCAAGAGAGTTCCAATCAAGTTGCTCTCCTGCGACTACCTCTTGTTGTTTAACGCAATATTTTGTTATTTCATTAGACTTCATGTCAATCAGAACTTCTAATAATGTGTCAATCATATTACCTCACTTTACTTTTTCTTTGCGTATGCCTGCCCACCAAAGAATGCGGCTACGATTGCTGCAACCGACACAAAGTATGTCGCTGCCATATCGCCTAGGATCTTACCTGCTTGGTCTAGACCAATCCACATTGCCAAGACAACAGCAAACGGATAGAGCAACAAACCAGCCAAGGCGAACCAAGTCATGTTACGTTGTGCATCTCTCATTGCATCTGCATCTTCGAGTTCTTTACGTTTAAACTCTAGGTACATTGCCTCTTCTTCGGCACTTACTTTTCCGTCACCGTTACTATCGGCTGGGTGATAAGCTTTTACTTCTTCTTCAGACATCTATTGTTTTTTCCAAATTGTAAATGCACCCCAAGCAATCATTGCATAGGCTACAAGTGAAATCGGCATGAGTATCATTGCTACTCCGCCAGCGATAAGAACCATACCGTCATATGACGTTCGCTCCTTAAGTCTACCTTTTATCCAGTTCATCGATTCTGTCCTCCAGTTCATCTATTTTTCTGGTTATTTTTGGATATTTTTTCCGCCAAGCATCAGGTGGTTCTTGTAGCCAAGTCCACCCCCACCTGTTAACAAGATGATCTAGTAACTGGTCAAACTTTGAGTAACCCCAAATCCCAGCCCTTGTTTCTTTAAACCATGCGAGAAATGCCGCACCGAGTAAAGCACCAGCGATAGCCGTCCAAATCCATAGCGTATCGCCAAACATTCTTTCTAACATTTCCATCATTTCATTAGTTCCTCTGCAGCATCAACATCTGCTTGTGCCACAACACCCTCTGCTAATAGTTTTACCCTATTACTCAGATGTTGCTGCTCTAGTTCTTCTTTAGAACCACCCCAGTAACCAACAGCATGACCTTCTTCAATCATTATCTGTGTTACTGTTTTATCACCTACTTGGAAATCTCCTAATACTCTACCAAACTTGCCTTTCATATCCTCGCCTTTTTTATCTTCATGAGTAATAAGAATGCATTCACCTTCTAAAATTTCTTTCAGTCTGTTTTTAGCAGCAGTGCCAAAAACTTTTTCTACCTTATTAGATGTACGTGATTCGGGTGTATCAATACCCATAATCCGTACACGTTCGTTTGTAAGTGTTATACCAAAACCAAGGTTGATATCTACATCGCAAGTATCACCGTCAACTACTTTTATAAGTGTTGCTTCGTAAAGATTAGTGTCGCCCATTTATTTCTCCTCCAGATATTTGACATAATTTTGCATGCCATGATCTCTGGCACCATCAAATGGTTGTTTCTTTTTCCAAGCTGTTACACGACCTCTCCAACCATCCTTAAATCTTTGCCACTTTGTCATCTTACGGATATTGCCGTAAAAGTTAATGTAGCGCAGATCACCGTGATGTTTGTAGCCCATAATTGCAAATGGGACTTTCGTAACAATGTCGTTATTGTTTACATGCCTATGATGTTCGCAAGTAATATTGCGCACGAACTTACGTGTGCCAACTCTTGGAGATCCATATGTGAAAAGAGCAAGAGGTTTTAGCCTACTTGCACATACTGTAGCCATAGCACCGCCAAGAGAATGACCGCAGATAAAGAGTTTTTTCTTTTTACCTTTATCTTTCACTAACTCATTAACTTGAGGCCAAACCTTCTCTAGTTCGTTTTGGAATCCGTTATGGACCCAACCACCAACTTGAGCACGGTCAGGGAAAGCATTTAGATCAGCAGTAATATCGGAAAATTCGGATGGTTCGGTACCACGGAAACAGATAACCATTTCGCCTTGGTTCCACACTACGTGCACTTGAGCGCCGTGCACATTATAAAATCTATGGTATGGATATCCCATCTCTTTGAAATCCATCCAAGCTTCCTTGCTCTTGTAAGCAAGTTGAGCCATAACAGCCATCTTGTGGCTCTTGTCTATGTAAGGCATAGTAAACCCCTTGTAATGTGTTAAACATAGTGTAAATCACACCCAAAAGGGGTAGTAGTAATAAATCAGTTCTCGAACGAAAGTTCTTGTAGTTTCTTTAATTCAGCCTCTAGTCTCATAAGTTCTAGCTGCTTTTCTCTTATCGCTAACTCGAATAATCTATTGCAGTCGATTCTCTTTTTGACCCTTCGACCCAAGGGTATTGTAATTCTAGCAAACACACCAATGTCAGGCTTTTGGTCCATAGTTGATGTGCCAATAGGCGGATTGCCATCAATGATTCCTGTCACCCCAAACTCTAGGTTCGTTGCCGAGCCTATAGCGTTAGAACAATCTAAATCACCATCTCTAAACTTATCTGATTGGTAGTTGCTGGTGCTATTTGGAATTTGTAAGTTCAAAGAACTACTATCCGCATATACTTTACCAGCAAACATAATCAGAAGGAACACATATAGTATTCTCATATATCACCTCACTTAATCTTCGAACAAACCCTCGAAGATATGACCGTATTAGCATTATTTTCAGCATTAACAAGTCTGTTTAATTTTGAGACAGTACAAACATATACTGCCCTTTTCACGTCCTTTTTCCGTATATACACAGAAAAATTCTTTCTTGACAGATGCGGCAGACTTATAATTCTGTCTGTAGTAGCAAATACCATAGGTTCCATATCTTTATCCAATACTTGGATTTCATAGAACCGCACATCTTCCCTTCTATTATATGTCTCCAGTTTTACCACATATACATTTGGTATATGCGATTCTTTTATCTCTGGATATGTCGGAGTCAGTTCATGTGCTGCCGCATAATAGATGCTACAGCTAGTGAAAACTAAACCCAAGACAATGCATAATATGAACGTCCTCATTATTTCGGAATACATTCACTGGTTACAACAGCGGTATATACACCACCTGGAAATGACTTAGTAGAGCCATAAAGGGCAGTAGATGTTACCTTGAACCAAGTGCTTCCAGACAGAACTAGGTCAAATTCTGTGTGATTATTATATTCTACTTTGTTTGTTTCATACGAAGACATATTTGCATCAGATACTGCACTCACTTCTACTTCACCTGTCCATACTACACTATCTGTAAGTGTAGGGCTTGATGAGAATGAATCGGGCCAAGTAATCTTGACCTTATATGAATCTGCTTGAATAACGTCTACACGAATGATTGGTAGTACACCACTATCAGCGGCAACAGTTGTTAGTTTGTCTGCTGTAGGGTTTCCGTAGACACCAGAAGTTTCTGTGACAATCGAACAACGTGACTGAACATTCCCTTGAATGTTTGTGTTATTTGCGTATGCTGCACTTGTTCCCATAATAACCAAAGCAGTAGTTGCTAAGAATTTTTTCATGGTATTTCCTTCTTTAGTAAGTTTATAGTTTATTTATATTGAGAGCGTACTATTTCTCTATGTTTTGTATCACTAGCTAAACTTCTCAATGCTCTTTTGTTGTCAACAATTACATTATCTTTGAGCGTTATGTTTTCTTTATATTCGCCACCTTGTATGTCTTGCGCATAATATGAGTTAAGTTTTGGTACTTGACTGAGTGCTAACATCATAGCATTCTGTTCTGCTGCATTAGCAATCTTCTCTGTTGCGCCGCCAACCGCAAGTTGTTCTTGTAAGGTTTCTTCTTCTTTTTCTTCTTCCTCTGCAATCTCTTCCTTATTGCCATCGGCTTCTTCTTGTTCGGCTTTTCGATCTAACTGCATCTGAACATATTCATCCAAATACGGATCTTTTACATCAGGGTCATCAAGCAAACCATTGTCTAACAAATACTGCAAGAGAGCCGATTCATAGTTCGGACACCTTGGATCATTCAATGGATCATCACATGTATCATATACATAATCATAATGGATTATAGATTCTGTTATCGTACCATCACCTTCAACAGTAATAGAACCATTCCCTAATAGTTCTCCTGCTATACTTACTGGATCATAACCAATCTTTGTGGAACCTGGCAGTTGGTTCCAGTTATCAATGTGCAAATATGAGCAACCATTTCCATTCGGATTCTCATTACAAATTCTAACCGTAGCATCTGTATTTGGATCTTTCTCAATGGTATAACGGTGATACACCCCATTTACCTTTAAACCCAAGGCTTGAGGTATAACATTTGTCATAGCCCAGTTTAGCTCTGCCGTAGTGCCTCTTCCGAATATTACTTCAGAGAGCGAGTAGGAGGGCCAAAAGAGCACCAATGCCAAGACTAGCTTTTGCAGTATCCGAGTCATCCTTATCCCAATTTTTAAAAATGTTTAAATCTTTATTTGTATTCTCTTCTTGTTTCTTTGGATCATTTTGCCAAGCATCTTTAGCCATCTGACCAATCATTCCATCGTAAGGGCATGGAGTCCCAGCATCCATCATTGCATCAAAGATCCTAGTATCTTGGCACATCACAGAAACTGCGGCAACCTTCATACCCATATCATATAATGTCTTTGCATTCTTGAGTCTCTCACAGTTAAAATCTCGAACAGTCTTACCAGCACTGATGCCGAGGATCTGCGTCTGTACCGCACCTGATACACCAACGGTACAACTATCACTGTTACTTGTGTTAATCGAAGGGCTAATAGCTGATGGAGGGGGAGACTTGACAGTGGTATTACTGTCTATTGTTTGTTTACCATTTGTAGTAGACTCGGTACAGATATATCCTTCTGGACAAGTAATCGCATCTTCTTGTGCATAACTAACGGTACCCATAATAATAAAAAATAATGTTAGTAAAATTCTGTACATATTATATCCCATTGCGTAAATATTTCATTCAAACTCTATTTATAAAAAAAGGAACCGCTAGGGTTCCTTTTTCTGTTTTAAAATGTTTTATTTGGGTCAGAACTGAAATCTTACACCCATTTTAAGGTCTTGGTAGTCAAGGTCTTTGTCAGCGGATACTTCGCCAAACAATTCTAGGTTATCAGACAAGCCGTATGTGGCTTCTACTTCAACACCGACCATATCAAAGTCCATGTCACCGTCTACGGTAGTCAAGAGTTTCGGGGCAACACCAATGTTTCCCATATCGATTGTGGGACCAACTTCCATAGCGAGGCTTTCGTTTTCAACGCTGTATTCCACTTCACCAGCAGCGCCGATGTGGAACATAGAAGTTTTTTCTTCTGCGAGTGCGCCAGTGGCAGCAAGAGCAAAAGCAGTTGCGAGAATAGTAGTTTTCATTGTAGTTTGTTTCCTATTTTTAAGATTTTCATGATAAAGAGGCCCGTTCTGTTGCTAGGTGGAACCCATACCCCCTGTGGTTATGCTGCTAGAGCAAACTCAGATGGTGCAAAGTTATCGTTTGCATTTAGTAGTTTTGGCTGAATAACGTAGGCCAACACGGTAAACTCCACTTCATTTTCACACCTGTCGATCCTATTTCGACCCCATCAAAGATACACTAGCGAGAACAAAGGGAGGATCCTAAGACTGTCCCAGAGACTTATTACTCTCAAAAGACGCTAATGTAGCTATGGTGGAGTCGCTGGGTACCGCCCCCAGGTCCAGAATGTGTCCACGTTGCTTCAACGCTTACAAGAGTATATATTAACATACTCTACTGATAATGTAAACACCCTTACAGTTTATATTTTAGGTGTTACATTTATGATACACTATGATCTAAATGTTTAATCATAATTCATTATCGTGTATATACAATTGTATTAACGCATAGTGAAGAACCTTTTGTAGATCCTTACGAGCATCTGCACGAGTTCCTTTGTTTCCATATCGGTTAGAATACTTGTCAATATTGCCCATACAGAAACCAGTTCCATGACCACGTTCAATAATCACTTCAGTGGACTGAAACTTGTTCTTTGAATAGTGACCAGTATATGTTGAGTCAATATAGTCTTGAAACTCATCAATCAAGTCACCTTCATTAAATTTATAATCAATAGCCATTAATGTATATCCTTATTCCAATAAAATATGTGACGACCAATCTTCACTACTTTACGATCCATTTTCTTTGCCCATGCTGGACTTACATAATCAGCATGATAGAATGTAGAACCTTCGGTAATATCTTCTATCTGCCCAGTATACACCATTTGAGCAAGTTTGTAAATATCGTTGTATTGTTTTCCAACTAATGGAATATCACTCTTTCCATCGTGAGTCCACGAGAACTGTTTATTCTGCCAAACAACTTCACATACAGTATTTGGAAACCACTCAGATTTTACACGATTCATAGTCACATTGGCTACTGCGATTTGTCCCGCAACAGGTTCAATCAAACTTTCGAAATAGATGTTGTCTGCAAGACACCGGATCTGTTTAGGTGGTAACTGCACAACTTCTTTTTGGTTCATATAGTTATAGATGTAGCCATCTTTACTACACGCACTTACTATAGTGGCAATAAATGTTACATTTACTGCTAGTGCCAGTGTTGCCATTTTTGTATTTTTCAATTTAAACTTCCTCGTTTTCAGACATTTCTGAATCAATTCGATCCACATTCTTTTGTAGATCCTCGATGATCATATCTAGTTCTACTAGCATATGTTCTTTAGAATAGTTAAATGTGTTAGAACGACGAACAAAGCTGTTAAGAGCTTTCTGCATTGTAGATGCATCTTGGATATCTTTTAGGATAATCATACTTCATCTCCATTCACTTTACGGCAACGTACCAAACATTTGGCCAGATCATCTAAAAGAGAATCAAGGGTCGTTATCTGGTCATAGTGATCGCATTCATCTTTGTCGAGCGCATCAAACAAATGTGCATTTTTTACAAGTGATTTGAGGTCATATTCCATACGGTTTAGAACCTCTGATTTCATTTGGCGGTTTGTTAGTTGCAATTGCGCCCATATCTTCTGTTCCATCTTGTACCTCTCTTGATTTGATAATTTAATATACCATATGCAGATACAGATGTAAACCCCTAATGTGCACTTTTTAAAACTTTTTTATAAGTGTAACATTTATGATACACTAATAATCCTCTGAAATATCTGCAATAATATCATCACGTAATCGTCTTGCTCGAGCATCTATTGGATCTTTCAATCCTGTACCATTCACAACTTTGAACGCCAAAGTAATCCGTTCACAGTCAGTATACATCGCATGCCAACAGTGATGGTCTCTCTCGGATTTATGACCAAAGTAATAGTGTCTACAGTTCCAACCTGGTTTATCTTTTACTGTAACAACTTCTTTAGTTTCTGGATCACGATACTTGAACCAACTGTCTCCAGTTTCAGACCAAGAAAACAATATCTGATAGGCATTTGCATTCCAATTAGTATGCCATCCGACATAACCACCTGGTGGGTAGTAGTTGAATAGAGCATTCGAATGAGCGCCGATGTATGCTGGCAACTCTTTCTTTAATTCAAACATAATACTATGCCATTTATTAGGATCTTGTTTCGCCATATTACCTAGAGGAGATGCAAAGTGTTCCTCTGGAAATCCACTGTGTTTATCACCAATAGCAAGTTTGTTTTCAACATAGGTATCGCTGGTATAATGTTCTCCAGATTGCTTACCCACATCAGTTGGACTCCAGACGTGATATTTTGAATCATCTCTACCATCAATGGCTAAAAACTTTTCAAGACCAGAGTTGAGTTTTTCCAGAAGTTCATTATTTCTGATAGTTACTTCAGACATTTTTATTTTTCTCTAGCTTCTTATAACCCAATGCCCAGTTCTCGGCTGCATCTTCACACCATCGCAATGACTTGCCTAGATGTTCTGTATCTTCACGAAAATATACTTTATCCTCAGCATTGAAATATTTAATATAGAAACCTTCTTCCCTTGAATTAAATTTAATTTCACAGTAATGTCCTTTATCAACATCACTCCAGAAGGTTGATATCTTTTTACCCACTTATAATCTCCTTAATCAAGGGGAACACTTTAGCAATCTCCAAAGCGCATTGTTCTGCTAGTTCAATATGTTCTTTCTGTGTTCCGTTTGCTGTTCTTAGTTCTATATAGTGAACCCAAGACCTTAGTGTTCCGTTTGCAATAACAACAGACTTGGTATTACCCTCTGGCAATACAGCACGTGCTTGCTCTTTTGCAATCCCATTATCAATAGCCCACTTGTATGCCATCTTAGCTTCAAAAATAATTTGAGCCTGTTTCATAGCCCATGATTTTGCAAGTTGCTCATCATCTGTCTCTACTGAGTTCTGGCGGTTCTTGGTATCTTGTAGACGTGCTTCACGCAATACAAATGTGTCATCCATATCTCTTGGATCTGCATATCGTTGAGAAAACTCTTGAAAAGAGAACGAGCGATGACGTAGAAATTGTCGTGCAATATCACGTGTCGTAGTAACCTCAAGGGTAACAGATGCCATTTCCAATGGAGACCAGTGCTTGTGCTTTACCAAATATCGGATAAGCTTTTCACTTGTTTCTTTGTTCACCTGATTTGATGGATTAGATACCCTTGCACAATATGCAATCAAGTCTTGTGCAGTTTCTAGTTCAGATAGTTGACCTAACTGTTCTGCGTCATTTCTCCAATCTGGCTGGGTAAACCCAACGAGTCTTGCTGATGGTTCACATATGTTCATAGTTTAAAATCCTTAAATCGTTCATTGGTTTCTGTGTTCTCAAATACTGGTACATCCTTAACTAGGTTCTGTTCACTATCTTGAACATCATATAACCGCATCTTAGACCGATCAATGCCTACTAGGAATCTCTTGTTCTTGTTTGGGTCATTGTATCGGTTTTTAAGTTGCTTGACCATGATCTGACCTTGGGCATCCAGTTCTTCTGTAGCAACCAAGGCAAGCATGAGGTCGGCAGTAGCAGGTAGTCCAAAAGACTCGGAAGTGTCCTCAAGTCCAGGATCTGACGAGCCAAAACCAGAGCGTGTCGTTTGGGTTGCAGAGACAATCGGCAATTTAAATTCAACGGCAAGTCCTCTTAATTCTTCTGCTATGGATTTAATGTATGTATATGAGTTTACAGATGCGCCCATTTTAATCCTAGAAGATGCACAGATATTGAGATAATCAATGAATACAATATCGGGTTCAAAGCCTTTTTTAAGTTTTAATTCATTGAGGAGAGCACGAAAGTGGTTAGCATTAGCGGCAGATGTTGGGTATTCTTTGACAACCATTCTAC